CCTAACCGTGTCCCATAACAGGACCAAGCAGGGTATTGTCCGGTCCCTACTCAGCATCCGGACTCCCCAGTTTTCTGGTGGTTCCCCGAATGTTCAAGTAGGGTTCACGAAGGTTGACATCATTGTCAACCGTGCGGCAGACTTGCCGCTAGTGAATACGGTCGATGAGATTGATAAAATCATCGATCTACTAGGTGAAGCAACTATCAAGTCAGCTCTTTCTGAAGCAGGTGTGTAATCAAGCCCAACATGGGCCTTAAACATTACACATTAGTACTGCCATGAAAGATATCTGCCTTGTTCTACTTGATGAAACCCCGACTCTGAGTCTAGCTTTCATCGCCTTCGTGGCGGTGATTGTAAAGCTTTGGGAAGGGGTCCAATCTAAGTAGGGTGCGCAATATACTGTAACCGGGGGAGTACCCCCTGTACCAATGTTTAACTCCACGAACATATATGAATGTATCGCAGTTAATGGTCGACACATGGTCGACTACAGCTAAAGAGATTGGTAAACTGTATGGTTTCGTCACTCCCGGAGATATCCGAGAGTTCAGAAGACGTTGCCATGCTGAAGGCATGACTTACATAACAGTTACGTTACCCAAGCTTGGAAAGGCTCTTGAATCCGCTTTTATTAGTGGACGATTTGAGCTTCCAGCCGAGTTTAAGAAGCGTAAGAGTTGTGCCTATGCTCAATTCTTGTCGAAAGGTTTTGAAACCCTCTTTAATGAAGAGGGACAAGCCCGTTTTCCAGTCACCGAGGGTTTTGAACCCCTCGCCTGGAATATGCGCGACGAATTAAGTAGTGCTGTGCTTTGTATACGTCAGCTTACGCTGATGTTTTACAAATTAGAAATGCCGTACCCACGTGACGTCGAAAATGCCTTTATCGCTCGTTTTAAAGCGACTGATAGGGCACTTGAGCTCTCTGACAAAGAGCTCGATAGCGTCAACCCCTTGCTCACTCGAGCAAGCCAGCTTATTAAACATTTACTCCATCGGTTCAACCCGATGGACATAGTGCCTAAGCATGGGTCTGGGTCATCTAGTTGTGGTCTTGAACCTACCGAAAGGTATGGTACTCCAAGATACTTTCCACAAATAGATTCTGTATACAAGTATACAGAGTGGTACTACACCTCGTTAGATCAAATTGCGGATTTGTACCCGCGCCTCTTTGAGGAATCTGATGAGCAAGTGCCAACAGCAAAGGTAGTCTTAATCCCTAAGGATTCTCGCGGTCCACGCCTCATTAGCATGGAACCCCGCGAAACAATGTATCTGCAGCAAGGACTGATGTCTATGCTGTATGATGCCATTGAGTACTACCCGTTAGTTAGATCGCAGTTAAGCTGTATTGATCAGTCTAGAAACCGTGACCTTTCAAGGTCTGGTTCCGAAACTGGTTCGTACGCTACACTCGATTTGGAAGAAGCCTCTGATAGGGTTAGCCTTAAGCTCGTCACTCGACTATTCCCCCGTAATTGGGTGGAGTGTCTGACGGCTACGAGGTCCCCTCAAGTGGTCCTTCCAGACGGGAAGATATTCCCGCTCCAAAAGTTTGCATCCATGGGATCAGCTTGCTGTTTCCCTGTGGAATGTATATGCTTTTGGGCTCTAACATTAGCAGCAACCCTGCCCGCAGATGACAACCTGAGTCGTCTGTTCCGCAGGAAATCACCGAGACATAAAGAGATGTTTGTCGATATCTCTGTCTTCGGTGACGACATAATTGTACCCAC